TTCATACGACAATATAATTCATAATATACTTTCTCAGCTCTCTCAATTTGGATCCACCCCAGAATCGAGTTTATTGCTATCAGTAGTTTCTCTTTCTAAAAATCTATATCAATATAAAATACATGAGCAGTAAATATCCAGGTTATAAGCACTTTTTTCTAGATGTAGAAACTACCGGTCTTGATACAAAAGTTCACGATATTTTTCAAATCAGCGGAATTTTAACTGATTCTGATTTGAATGTACTTGAAACTATTGATTATCGGTTTTGCCCTTTCACTCTCGAATGTGCTGATCCACAGGCACTAGTCAAAACAGGAATGACTCTCGAAAGTTTATCTAGCTTGCCTCTGAATGCACGCGAAGCATACTCAAATTTAAATTCGCTGCTTGAAAGACACTGCGATCGATTTAATAAAAATGACAAGCTTCATTTTGTGGCTTACAACGCAAAGTTTGATGCCGATTTTATTCGAGCATTCTTTGAAAAGAATGGAGATGCATTTTATGGCAGTTGGTTTTGGAATCCACCAATTTGTGTGATGCAAGCCGCAGCATGGATGACTATGCGAGTACGAGGTGCATTGCCAAACTTTAAGCTAGGCACACTTTGTGAGTGTGCAGAATTGGGTTGGAACGAAGAGGCTGCTCATGATGCTTCATACGATATACACAAAACACTCGAGCTTTATCGTTATCTGAGAAGAGACATCCCCCAGCTCTAACTAGAGAGGGGGACCCAGGCAGAAGTTTTCCAGACCAGGCTTGGATTTGGAAACTATTTTCACTTTTATGAAAAAAGATGTGTACTTTCTCAGCATTTTGCTGTACTATAACCTTGTAAGCAAAATATGACCACTACCTACTACGCAGAAGAAGTCAGCCCAGAAGAATATGCAGCCACGTTGGCAGAGGCGGCAGAACTTGCCCTCGCTGACTATGAAGCTCATATCTCTGAGCAAGACGTTCGCATCGGAGACATCATCAAAGACAGCAACTTTGATGACGACATCACACTCTATCGTGTCGCTGACGTCATTCAAGAGCAGTGGTATGAACCGCTCATCGTGCTTGAAGTTCTCAAGCATTCAGGTTGGTCTCCTACTCCAGTTCGCTTTCATCATCTCTTCAAACCAATCAAGGCAACTCCTCGAAAGATGCAATGGCCTTTGAGTGCGATTCCTGTTGGTGGACTTTACAAAACTGCAAATCACGAAAAGGCATGTCTTATGCAGCGAGTCGCTGACACTGACGCTGGCACACTTCGTGTTCGCTATCTAGGCGGACAGTTTGCAGGTGAAGTCATCTGCAAAAGCAAACACAGTCGAGTCTATTCTCTCTAATCTCTCACACACAAATACACATACTATGGACAAAGAATACGTTGTAAAAACTAAAACAGGCGGTGAAGTAACGGTGCTTGCTCGCACTCCAGCCGAAGCACTTGGCATCTTTACCAAGCGTGGTCGCTTCGGCATCGGAGCAGCATGGACATTTACTCGTCAACCTGATGGTTGGATCGTATGCAGCAACACTGGCATGAAAAATCTTGAACGCATCTATCACAAGCTTCGTGAAAAAGACTATGTTCGTGGCATGCGCTAAGCCTTAATCATCTCTGCTATGAAAACAATCACAATCGAAAAACTTCACGATCTGGTCACAGACGCCTATGCAGTATGCTTGAATGACTCAATCTACTATGTCGGCTATGACAACAACGACATGCCATACGTCTCTGACAACGACGGCTATGACCAAGTTTCGCTCGCTAAAGTTGACGGAGACATTGAAGTTGCTCCATTCGGCCTCTTCTTTAGCATCGACGGCACTCCAATCAATTTGAGGCTTCTTTCGCTCATGAACATCGACTAATTAAAATATGAAACTGCCTACACTATACAGTCGCACCTCGACTGGGAACATTCAAGAATGGACCATTGAAATCCAAGATGGTCGCTGTCGTACCCATCATGGCAAGGTCGGAGGCAAGATTGTGACAACGTTGTGGACCACATGCGAAGCCACTAATGTCGGCCGAGCCAATGAGCGAGACATCTCGGCTCAAGCGCTTTTCGAGGCACAGGCACTCTGGAAAAAGAAAAAGGAAAGTGGTTGCTTCGAGTCTATATCTGACATCGATAAAACTCTCTATGTCGAGCCGATGCTTGCTAAAAAGTGGGAAGATCGAAAGAGTCGTGTCTCCTATCCAGTTTACAGTCAGCCTAAGCTTGACGGCCTGCGTGCAGTAATTACCGCGAATGGCGCTACTACTCGAAACGGCAAGCCTTGGGTCACGATTCCTCATATCTTGGCAGAACTCGCACCGCTCTTCAAAGCACATCCAGATTTGGTGCTTGACGGCGAGCTCTACACTCACAAATACAAAGACGACTTTAACAGCATCTGCAGTCTTGTGAAAAAAACCAAACCGACCGCAGCAGATTTGCAAGAGTGTGCTGACAAGATACAGTTTTGGTGGTATGACACCGTCGATTGCAGTAGAACGTTTTCTGCTCGCTGCTCTCAGGCTGCCTACTATGCAAACGCGTTTAAGCTAAATCCAAACATCATCGTGAGTGTGCCTACAACCATGGTGTGCGACGAGATTGCCCTTGACGCAACCTATGAAGGCTACTTGCAAGACGGTTACGAAGGTCAGATGGTTCGTGTCGATGCACCATACGAGTGCAAGCGCAGCGATACACTGCTCAAGCGCAAAGAGTTTCAGGACGGTGAGTATCGCATCGTTGAAATTTGTGAAGGCAACGGCAACAAGAGCGGCATGGCTGGCTATGCAGTCTTGCAAAGAGAAGATGGCAAAACGTTTAGAAGCAACATCAAAGGCACTCATACCTTTTTGAAAGAACTGTTAAATGATGCTGCACGTCTTCGCGGAACCTTTGCTACGTGTACCTACTTCAACCTGACTCCAGATGGCATCCCGCGCTTCCCGTATCTCACCCGCCTCAGGCCGGGACCTGGAATTGACTAAAAAAGTGCGTTTTTAGTAAAAATGTTGTGTACAAACCGCGTGGTTTTTGGTACTATAAGCATGTAAGCAACAATATGACCGCCATCGATATCACCTCTGCAGTAGCCACAGTTTCGCTCTATCGTAGCCTCAATCATCTCTTCTCTGAAGATGCTGATGATCGTCAACGGCACATCACGTTTCGATGCATGATGGAGTATAGCCAAGACAATACTCCTGAATGGCTGTTCGAAGCGACCAATGCTCCAGAAAGTTTTCTTGACGCTGAGCAACGGTTTGTGCGTCAGACATTCTCTGATGCGAAGCTGCACTCACTTTCTCGCGGTGACGTAGTTGGCATCAACGGCACATATTATAAATGCAAGATGGTTGGATGGGAAAAGGTCCCACACTTTAACGACACACTTGAACAAGCATGAATATGAAACAAAAAACTTGGGTTCGCGCTGGACAGCATGGTTGGATTTCGGTTGATGAAGTAGAATTTTCTAACATCGAAGAAGGACCATTCGGAGACGTGATGAGTTTTGAATTTCGTGACGAATCTTTCGAATCTCAGATCGTTGTTGGATCAAAACCGGGAGCATAACATGAACAGACTAGACGCATTGCGTGAAGTGCTTGACATCAGATTCGCTGAGTTGCATCAAGAGATAGACTCTCTCAAGGCTGAAAATGCGAGACTGCGCAGCGGCTTTCAAGGAGCATGCTACTGCTGCGAACCAGTTGGAGAGCTTAATGCCAAACTTGCACAAAGAGGACATGCGCTCTATCGCGCACTTGCATACTTTACTGATTTTTCTTTTATGCATGAAGAGTATCGCTTTTCACAGGAAAAGCAAGCAGTAGAAGATTGGAAAGAACTCTTCAACAACGACATTCCAGAAGCACGCTATGAAGATTAGAATCAACAACATAGGAGCACGTTCATCAGAGAACTCGCATCGTACACTCAGCTTTGTAAAATACTATGCAAACATGTATTACGGCAAACTGAAGGTTCATCTCGATGATGGTTGGGAGTATGTTGATGACAACACACGCATTGGAAAAAACAACTGCTTCATAAGTGTGTCTGCGTTTGATAATGAAGAGATGAGTATGGTCATTGCTCGTATCACATATGATCCTGATGAGATTTGCACCGATCTAAAGAGTGTAGGTGAGCGTGTGCTCAATCTCTCTAAAGCAGATCGTGAAGACTTTTTTGAAGTGTATGAACTTGCAGCAAGAAAATTAAGAGAGGCATGCAGCGACGAAGATTAAAGATATGCTAATAACCACTATAATTTTAAGCATGCTATCGCTTTTCGCGATTTTCTACATCATATACAAAGCTTCAGACGAAGATTTTTGGTACTAAACAACACAAACAGACACACATATGGGACTCGACATGTATATTTTCAAAGTTAAGAAGACTGCTCACTCACTCAAAGAGTTGAACAGTCTTGAAGTCGGTGCAAAACCTGGAAACCCTGAACTTGCAGAGTTTGAGCCGCTGCATCGACCATATCCAGACACCGCTCCCGATTACTATTCCCTTTTTAAGCAGACTGCATACTGGCGTAAGTTTAACGCGCTGCATCAATGGTTTGTCACATACGTTCAATGTGGAATTGATAACTGTGGCACCTACGAGGTTAGTCAAGACTCTCTTTTTGAATGCCTTGAAACTCTTGAAGCGACTCATGCCCTAAAGGATCCTAGCAAAATGCCTCCTACACAAGGCTTCTTTTGGGGATCAACCACTGTTGATGACAGCTATTGGAACAACGTTGAAAACAGCATCAAAATCATTTCGGGCTTGATTGACTATACTGATTGGAATAGCGAACGACTCTTCTATCAATCTTCCTGGTAAAATTTATGAAAAATCGAATTGAACTTATTGGCCACTATGGCTCAGACGAAACAATTGCATGCAGCGCCTGGACAAGCACTTCACGCGAACTAAACGAAGACAAGCGGACTAGAATTCCAAACCTTATCAATATGTTGTGGTCAAACGGTCACGAGACTCCGTTCGAAAAGGCTATGGTACACTTTCTTGTTGACACTGACATCGCGTCTCACATTCATCTGCTCAAGCATCGCATCGCAAGCATCAACGCCGAGAGTGCTCGATACAAAGAACTACAAGAAGACAAATACTTTGTTCCTGATGATTGGCCAACGATGTGGCAAGCCAAACTCGTACACTATTCTGAAACTGGAAACGCTCTCTATCATGAATGTCTTGCTGATCTTACTCCGCGTCTTGGACGCAAGCGAGCAAAAGAAAGCGCTCGATTCTTTAAGGCATACAACAGTCAGATTCAAAGTGACGTGATGTTTAACATGCGAAGCTTCGCAAATTTTCTAAAGCTGAGACACTCAGAGCACGCACAGGTTGAGATTCGTGAAGTCGCAGCAGAGATGCTTCTAGCAGTTAAAGAGATTGAAGGAGAGCCGTTTAAGCATACGTTGGCAGCGTGGAACATTTAAAATGAGTACATTGACACTACAACAGCTAGACAAACTTCTCAGCGAATATCGAGAACTCAGCGCTGCGTGTGACGCGGCACGAGCAGCAGGATGCCTCGAAGTTGAGGGACGACTACAAAATGCAATCTGGTCATCAATCGAAACTGTTATAAGTTTCTTTGATCCAGAAGGTTGGATTATGTGGCACATCTTGGAAAATGATTACGGCTCTAAGGGTCACGAAGCTGGGTATCACGGAAATATAAAGCCCATAAAAACTACAACAGACTTGCTTTGGCTTATAACCTACCAACGCGAATCAGAGGTTGACGCTTTGAGAGCTTCTTATGAAAGCGCTCTCTGCAAAATTCGTGAACTTGAAATGCAAGCTGATAGCTATCGCTGTAAAACTTATTAAACTTTAGCGTTTACATTTTGATAAATCTGTGTATAATAATCCTATGACAAACAATAGTTTCGATAAAGAAAAAATATTGGAGCAACTTCGAACTGGAGTAGCTCTCGTTACTTTTACAAAAGCAGACGGCAGTCGTCGAGACATGAAGTGCACGCTGCAACCTCGTCTGCTTCCTACTCCGTTAAAAGAATCAACAGTTAAGATTGATTCTGAGAGCGATGCACTTCGAGTATACGACCTTGAAGCGGATGGGTGGAGATCATTTAAAATTTCTAAACTAATTTCAATTTTCGAAACAAATGAGTAATGCATTCAAAGCTGGACGAGTAATCGCTCCTGACGCAAAATGGACAGGCGATGAGCCTGAATGGAACGGTTGGGAAAACTGGAGTGTTGAAAAGTTTTACAAGACTCGTTCGCGAGCTCTTGGTTTTTACAACTACTATCTAGACAGCGCAGCGATGAAGCCTATGGTGCTTGATTGGATGAAGAGCAATGGCTACAGCAAGGATGAAGTCGCAGCAATCAAAGAAGCACATCCAAACGTTTTGCCAAGTACTGTCGGCAAGCTAGTTCGATGCATGACCAAAGGAATGCCTAGCATTCATCCAAAAGCAGCAGAATATTTTGCAACTCTTCCTTTTCATGATGAACCGCCTGCTCCAAAAGACGATGCAGAATCTATTCGTCGCGAATTAAAGACTGCTCTCAGTGTATTGAGAGTCAACAGCTCTACTGCTTCAGGAGATGTCACGAAAATAAAAGTAGCAACTCCTAGTCCGCTTGATCGTATACGTGAAAGAGTACACAAAGAGATTGTTTCACAGCTTGAAGTATGCGTTGATGAATGGGCAAATACGCGCTCTGGAAATGCAACACTAAACATATCAGCGATATTAAGAGACTCTAAGATTCCTGCACAAGGTTGCAAAACTATACTTGACTGGCTAGAAAAAAACTTTGAAGAATACAACGGCGCTCTTCAACGTACTGACGAGCAGCTTGTTGAAGGCTACTCATACTTTCCAAAACCAGAACTTCGTAAGATCGTAAAGTCGATTGAAACTATGATCAGTGATGTTCGCAATCACGCAAAGATTAAAAATTCGATTCGAAAGCCTCGCAAGAAAAAGATTAAAGACGCGAGCAAGCAGGTTGCAAAGCTAAAATATCAACAGCACTCTGCAGACTGGAGCATCGATTCTGTTTCACCGACTCGTATACCTACAGCACAGCGTCTATATCTTTTCAATACAAAAACCCGAGCGTTGAGTGTCTACTTTGCATCAGGCGCTTCAGGCTTTGAAGTAAAAGGCACCTCATTAAAAGGATACGATAGCGCAAGCAGCTTTGTAGCAACTCTTCGCAAACCAAAAGAGACGCTAAACAATATTTTAAGTTCTACACCAAAGCAGCTTGACAAGCTGCTAGCGAACTTATCAGTCAAGAAAAAACCAGCGAACGGTCGCACAAATGAACAAACCATAATCTTAAAAGTAGTTGAACACAAAATCTAATATGCCTGAAGAATTACCAATAAAAATTTTAACAAAGCAAGAGTTTGCTCTTGAAATTGAACGTAGAGTTCGATTCAAGTCTATAGGTTATTTAGAAGCAATCATCGACTATTGCGATGATCGTGGAATCGATCCAGATGAAATTTCAAAGCTTGTAGTCGGTAGCTTAAAAGAAAAGCTTGAAGCTGAAGCTCAGCGCAACAATCTGTTGCCTAAGAGTGCATCACTTTTTGCATGACGATTCAAGACACAAGAGTTTCTGGCTTTGAAACATGGTCAATCTATATGGCTATGAAGTTGCATTTTAGTGAAGGCAACTACGATGCGTTTAAGTTTAACTTTAAAGGACCTCGCTTAAAACAGAGCACATTTGAATCTCGTCGCGATCGTTACTTTTTTGAAAAACTTGCTAGACGCTATGTCAAGAAGAAAACAGTAATTGAATATTTTCTAGCAAATCTTCTCGCTGGCAACGAGTGGATTGGAAACATGTCTGAAGATGCATACACTCTTTGGACTTCTAAGATACAACGATTGCAATACAGCTTCAAAGAAGAGCTTAGTGTGTGCAAGTTGATCACAGACAACTTTGACGCATTACTACGACCACATGGCTCTCAAATTCCACTCTATGATTTTGCAGCTTCTGGTCGCGTTTCTATAGAGACGCTGTGTGTGCTTGACTTGCTCTGCAACTATTCACATCGTATAGTCGCAGGAGTGCCCGATCCAATGGGCCTTTACGGCGCTCTAACACTCAGAATAAATAGCTACAAGCCTTTTATTCGTGAACTACCTTTACAACAAAAAGCTTTTCAAGACGTTGTAATAAAAACATTTACAAAGTCTTGAAATTGTATTATACTGCCTAGTGGCGTTATAATACACTATACACCGCAATACAAACAACATACACTGTAATACAAAACATATGTCATTCGACAAACTAAAACAAAATCGGGCAGCTAGCATCAATAAACTTGTTGAAGCTGCAGAAAAATTAAGTACACCTAAAGCTTCATACGGCGATGATCGTATCTGGAGCCCAGTAGTTGATAAAGCTGGAAACGGTTATGCCGTGATTCGCTTTTTGCCAGCACTTGAAGGTGAAGATCTGCCATGGGTTCGCTTTTGGGACCATGGTTTTAAGGGACCGACTGGTCGTTGGTACATTGAAAACTCACTTACAAGCATCGGTCAACCCGATCCAGTAAGCGAAATCAACAGTGTGCTTTGGAACAGCGGCAACGAGAAAGACAAAGAAATTGCTCGTGAGCGCAAGCGTCGTTTGCACTATGTCAGCAACATTCTTGTGCTTAGTGATCCTGCAAATCCAGACAACGAAGGCAAAGTATTCTTGTACAAATACGGCAAGAAAATCTTTGACAAGATTATGGACATTATGCAGCCTCAGTTTCAAGACGAAACTCCAATCAATCCTTTCGATTTTTGGGCTGGAGCAAACTTCAAGCTCAAGATTCGCAACTTTGAAGGCTATCGCAACTATGACAAGTCTGAATTTGAAGGAGCTTCTGAACTCTTTGGTGGTGATGAAGCGCGACTTGAAAAGACTTACAACTCGCTCTATTCACTAAAAGACTTTAGTGATCCAGCAAACTACAAATCCTATGCAGAACTCAAGCGTAAACTTGTTGAAGTTCTCGGTGCAGATGCCCTTGCTGGCTCTTCTACAGAACCAGCAAGTGTAAATGTTGCAGCTGCTGCTGTCGGCAAGTCTGTTGAACCAGTTCAAAGCTATACAAGCACTGAATCAACATTCGTAGAATCATCTTCCTCTGACGATGACGATGATGAGTCGCTCAGTTATTTTGCAAAGCTCGCTCAAGGCGGTTAATCGTTAACCTCACAAAAACAGGGGAT